ATAAAAAATAATATTATATTATAGGAGAAGCCATGGAAGAATTGATTGTCTTGCTCTTGACAATACCAGTTTCATGGCTTATAATTAAAGTAATAAGAAAAAAATCTAAAAAAAATTTTTCTAAAACTTTGTATCGTCAAAGCGACATACATAAGTTATTAAAATATTTTTTTTCGATTCCCTTATCAAATTACGAAAAACCTTCTTCACAGTTGACAAAGCATAAAGAAAAGAGTATGATTAAGGTTATCGTCTTAAATGATGAGGCATACTGGGTATCAAATAATACTTTTTATGTTGCACAGGCTATAAATGGTGAGGTTCAACCTCATACAGCACAGCCAGTTAACACAAACGGTTTATCAAAACCAGAATTAAACAAAATGCTATTCATATTGGATAGCCTAAAGAATGGAAAGAAAAATGATAGTGGCGGTACAGGGGACAAACGATTTTGATGATTACAACATCTTTATTCGTGCCATGGGCGTTGCTCTATCTACAATGCAAGAAAATGATAAAGAGTTCGTAATCTATTCTGCAGGACCAGCCAGAATTAATTCTTTTGTTTCAGAGTTTTCAAATTTATCTGAACGTGGGATGAAGGCAAGAGGAAGAAAGATTAAATTTTATAAAGTTGCAACTTCTTGGTTAGAAGAAAATATAGCAGATATAAACTATTTTGCTTTTCTTTCTAAGCCAAAACAACAAAACTCTAAACTTGTTGGCATTGCTCAATTAAATAATGTTGAAGTTGGAATTTTTAAATACTAATAGAAAGAAGTATAATGATTATTAATAAATTAGAAAAAATGGAAAAAATTGTTTCAAAAAATAACAATCTTGCTTGGGTTGGTTGGGATGTTGCAGAACGTAAAAAAACAGAGATGGGCAGAACTGCCGTCAATGGTGTAAGGGTCAATGGTCAGTGGTACACACAACGAGTATTTAAACTTGATCGAAATGGCTGGGATATTCCTAACAGATATAAGATGTAGGTGTTATTGTGAAGCAGCACCTATGGAAAGATAATGCTACTTGTCTTGGTCTTGAAAATAATTTATTCTTTGATAAGTATGAAGACGACGTAGCAGTAAGACCAATTGTTGATGGTATATGTGCCTCTTGCCCAGTTAAAAAAACTTGCTTTGCAGTAGGAGTTTCTAGCAAAGAATGGGGCGTTTGGGGTGGAATATATTTAGAAAATGGAGAAATTTCTAGAGAATTTAACAATCATAAAACTAAAGTTCATTGGGCTAATACCTGGGAATCTTTAACTATGGAGAAATAAAATGTATACACATGATATGCGTAAAGCCTTTCACTCAATAGTTCCACCTAAAGGATTTAGTGTTGAAATTATTGACAATGAGCACTTTCTTACGATAAAATTAGATGAAAAAGTATTTAAAGCAATGGTTCATGACGAAAAAATACAAGCATTGCAATATGTAATTCAAGTAAAGAAGGCTTTAGAAATGAATGGAGCAATTGTGTTAGTTACAAGAGAGGCATTGCAATAATGCAAACCTTTTTACCATACAAAAATTATGAAGAGTGTGCTGAAATTCTTGACAATAAAAGATTAAATAAACAGATATTAGAAGCCTATCAGATACTTAAAGTTTTATCTGGTCAATCTTCTTCAGGGGCTTGGCGTAATCATCCAGCGGTGTTGATGTGGAAGAATGCCGAAACATCCTTAAGGGCATACGCTAAAGCCATGATTAAAGAGGCTACAGGGCGTGGTATAAAGACAGACAAGAACGAAGCCAATATAGACAGCCTAGAAGCCCTCTGTGGCGATATATGGGGCACTCAAAAGCCTTTCTGGGCAGATGCCTCTGGTCCACATCTTAAGCGTATTAACATAACTCATAGGGCTAACCTATATCGTAAAGATCCTATATATTATGCTGAATTTTATCAGGATACTAAGAGTGACAATAATAAGCCTTGTTGTGATAAGTGCTTGTATTATTGGGTAACTCACGCTACCCGTCAAATTTGACAAACTTAGGATATAGGAGTACAATGATAATTGTGGAGTTAAACCGTGGATAATATTATTATCATAGTTTTGGGAACCTTTGTTGCTTCCTTTGCTATTGCCTATGTTTCTGTTTTACAAAGACTTTCAAAGATTACTCAAGAATTTGCAAAGTTATATATATCCCATCAATCATTGCAAGAGTTTGTTGAAAAAAATAATGTTGAGTTTAAAAATGACAGTGATATACACAAAGAAAATTTCATTAAATTCTTATCAGATTCTCGTGACTGGGCATTTGGATATATTGAAGATGTACAAAAAGGTTTGGACAAGTTTATTGAAAACTTAGATTCAGACATATCTAATTTTGATGAGCATAGCACAATGTCTGAAGGAACTCAATATCATGAATTTATGAAAAAGTTTTCAAAAGAATATAAAGAATTAAAAAAACTTATGCCAATAGAGCAAATAAGGAAAGATGCTTGATCTTAGGGGAATTCCTACGTGCACTTGTCCACAGTGCGGAGGAACTTTGTTCAGGGCTTTAGTATCATTTGATCCTAATACTTACATGGTTTCTTCATATCATTTAGATATAGAGTGTAATAACTGTGGCGCTCTGGCTACCGCTCCTACCCCAATGGACCATCCAGTAAATCCTAATAATGATTTTGGAACAAAAGAATGAGACAAGTATTACTATCAACACTAACAGGTTTTGGATGCGGTGTCGTGTTCGCAGCATTCAAATTGCCAGTGCCAGCACCACCAGTTTTTGCGGGAGTCGCAGGAATTATTGGTATATGGCTTGGCTTTACAATACTAACACAAATTATATCCTAGGAGGAATAATGAATAACATAATCAATGATAAGACTAAAGCAATGCTAGCATCATATGGTCGCTCAGTTCTTGCATCAGGTCTTGCACTATACATGGCAGGCGTAACAGATCCAAAGGATCTATGGGCAGCATTAGTTGCAGCGATTGCGCCAGTAGCGCTAAGAGCAATTAATCCAAACGATCCAGCATTTGGTGTTTTACCTAGTGCTGATGAAGTTGCAAAGGCTCTAAAGTCTGCAAAGGCACCTTTAAAGAAGGCTGCTAAGAAGAAGTAAGCAGTCTTCTATCAGATAGCCAGTCTAGAAATAGGCTGGCTTTTCTGTTATTTATTTATAATATCTAAATATTTTTGTTTTAAATTATCTATAGAAAAGTTTTCTAATCCAATTAATAATGCTTTTTCTTTAATTTCTTTTTTATTATTATTTTTAACATATTCGTCAATTACATTTGCAAGTTTATCTGGAGCAACACTATAAACATTAACCATAGATTTTGTTCTAAATGATCCAATCTTTTTTGATTCAACTAACCACTCTTTTGGCAATATTGTATTATTTGGCGATATATCGGTCATAAAAACTGGCAGGGCACTCATAAGAGCCTCATTCATAGGTAAACAAAGACCAGCATACCTTCTGGGTAGAATCATGGCATCAAAATCTTCATACATATCTTCTCTATTAGCAGGATTACCTATTTCAATTTTAACCCTAGAGTCCTTACAAATTACATCTAATGGGGTTTGGGATTTAATAACTAATTCGTAATCTTCTTTAGAGTGCTTAATCATTTCAAAAATGCTTTCAGTTCCGTTTCTATCTTTAGCAGCCTTTTTACCACCAATGTGAAGAATACGTTTATGAGTTTTAGAAAGATTATTTTCTTTTGCTTTATTAAATAAAGATTCATCTGTTGGTGGTGGCAAATGCATTACTTCACATTTTGAACCAAATCTATCTTTTACTATGTCAATGTTCCACACACTAGGAGAAAGCAATACATCTGGTAGTGACCAGTCAGGGTTTGTTAAATTACCAAAAAGTTCGTAGTTATATTGAAGAATAGTTTTTGTTCCTTGTTTTCTAGCAAGATCTACAAGGTCTAAATGATAGAAGGTTTCACAACTAATTACAACATCAACATCTTTTAAAAAAAATATAACTTCTTTTGTTGTTGGCATTCCTTTTTTAGTTGAATAAACGTTGTAATCTTTATACCATTCAGGATGTTGTTTGTTATTATTAAAAAATTGAGAATTAATTAAAAGAATTTTACTAGGATTTAACATTTTAACTAATTCTCTAGTTTGATTTCCTAATCCAGTATTATCACATCTTGCAATAATTCCTAGTCTCATTCTTTGTACCCCCAGGCATCATCATCACTAGTATATTTTCTTGTGCCTTTGCGACCATCTAAATGATAAGATCTTTTAATATTTTCCTCTGGATGATAAATCCAAAGTTTATGCATGTCCCAACCTTCTTGATTAAAGATATCATAAGGTAAAATATCATCTTGTACTTTACCGTGAAAAGTGTCTTCTATAAAAAATCTTTCTATGCAACTTGGCAAAACAATTTCTTTATAATATGATTTTCTACTAAGATGTGGTCTTTGACTCCACTGTGCAGTTTTCATAAAACCATTATCTAATCCAAACATTAAATGCTTGTGTGGTTCTGGAATTTTTGATTCAAAATGAAAACGAATAGTATTAGCCTTATTGTATTCAAACATATCTAAACATTTTTCCCAATCAATAGGAACATCTGGGGTAAGAGGCGCATCTCCTTCAACATAAAGAAGAAGCGGTGTTTTAATTTCATTAATAGTTTTACGCATCATTGTGCTTTGATGGCTATGTTCTTTAAATATAAATGGCAAAATATTTTTATCTTTATGCAAGCAATTCCATAAAATACGATTTTTATATTCATCATAATCTTTTTTGCGATTCTGCTGCTCTTCTCTTAAACCATCTATTTGCATAATAATTTCATTGTCTGGAAAATGAACACGAACATCATTAATGGTTTGCTCTATCATTTTTGTATCTGGATGATCTGGAATTACAGATGTAGCCATAACAATTGTTATATCTCTTTTATGCATTTATTTGTCTCATTAATTTTATTCCAAGATCTCTTTTATATTTTATCCACCAACAAACAATTTCATGCATGTTGTTAGGATAGTTATTTAATAATTCAGGAACTATATTTGGCAATAAATTCCAATTATCTATTGTTTTTATTGGTAAATCAATTTCAAAAAGAAAATTATGATAGTTCATTGCATTTCCTTTTGAATCAATTCCATCTGCTACTGGCAAACATAACATTTCTATAGCCTCATAAAATCTAAAAGAATCTATTACTTCTGCTCCGCTTGGGCATGGAACAATTTTACTCATAGACATTTTGTCATAATATGTTTTAGGCTTTAATCCTTCCGCAAATCCTTTTGTTGGTTCATAAATAGAATTTGGTATTGAAGGCATTACTTTTGATAATTCTTGCCTTCTTTGATGAGTTATTTGTCCTGCAAAAAATGTATCATATGTTTTATCTTGATATTGAGGCAAATTTTTATTTAAATGTTGTGGAGCACCGACAGGAAGTTTATTATATTGTTGATGTTTTTTATGTGGATACTGAATCCATATTTCAATATTATTATGTTTAATTTTTTCTATATTAAATGTAGCACTTTCATCTCCAGTAATAAATAAAACTACTCTGCCTATTTTATTTAACTCTTCAGATATTTGATTTTCATAGTCTATATTTTGTGGTCCAGGAATAACAACAAAGGCTTTATCTACGCTAGGCAAAGTTGTTACTTTATTTGGTTTAATATTGTTTTTACTAAAAAATTCTTTTAATAAACCATAGTCCCACTTATCGGCAGCACAGTCTTCTTGTTTAACTGAATAAAGGTATGCTTTAACATTATTCATAAAATAAGTGTACCTCATGCTGATAATCCAACAATGTTTCTTTATATCCTAATCCCCAAAGCCAAAATCTTAGATCATATAAATATTCATTCCATTGTTGTACCATAAACTCTGGATGACCAGATAACCAAATCTTAGGCTTAAACTCCTTTAAAACGGCTTCTGCGCCTTTTAAAACTTTACCCTCGCTTCCTTCTACGTCTAAAGAAATAGCGGTAGGTGGAGACATTTTATGATCATAAACACATGAATCTATTGTTATTTGTCCATAATTATCACCTTCTAAATATAATTCTTTAAATCCATGCGCTGCTTCAATTTCTAAATTTGATTCTGGAGGGAAACTGTTGTAGTAGATTCTTGCTAGGTTATTATTTTTATTTGACGCAAATCCAGGGATGCATGCCATAGGATTTTTTAAATTATTTGCTTTCCAAATTAATGGATAATGAGACCAAACTTTTGGGTTTGGTTCAAATATAACAGTCTGCGCTCCCCAAATTTGACATAGGGCAACCATTTCTCCTTCTTCTCCACCAACATAATAAATAACATCATTTGAGTTAAGATTTTCATGCATAGATTTTAATCTTTTTCTTTCCCAGCCCTTTTCCGTATACCATTCTGGTCTATCAGCACGATGTTTTGGAATTATTATTTTAAATTCTTCATTGAGAATAGTTTCAACCATTTCAGTCATTTTGTAACCAATCTATTAAAGATATTTTTGGTGTCCATCTAGTTAAATTTTTAAATTTTAAATTAGAAGCAAGTGTTTCTTGCACTTCGCCAATTCTTGGCGGGATAAATTTAATATCATTTGAAATCATATTGGCAATATCAAGTATAGAATAACTACTTCCATAACCTATGTTATAAACTTCTCCAAATCCATGATTTACTTCAGACGCAATTATGTTTGCTTGTACTATATCTGATATGTGAGTAAAATCTCTTTTTTGTAATCCATCTCCAACAACAGTTAAAGATTTTCCTTCATGACGTTGTTTTAAGAACAATCCTATAACTGGAGCATATTGACCTTTTAGTGGCTGCCTATCTCCATAAACATTAAAATATCTCAGTGATATTGTTTCAAGTCCATAAAGATTATAGTAGACTCTTGCAAGGTTTTCACCAAACACTTTTGCAGCAGAATACGGAGTTAATGGGTCAGATGGTTGAGTTTCAATATTTGGAAGCAAAGACTTTTTGCCGTAAGCAGAAGATGTACTTGAATATATAACTCTTTTAACTTTATTAATTTTTGACAACTCTAACACATTTGAAGTTCCAATAACATTATTTTCTATTGATTTTTTAGGATTTAAAATTGCTGGTTGTATCCTTGCATCTGAAGCAACATGAAATACACAGTCAACATCTTTGAATAGTGGAGCAACGAGATCATAGTTGCATATATCATATTTGTAATTTTGTGCCATAC